AGCGACTCACCGCCGACAGCCAGCGCCACGGAAATGGGCCCCACAGTGCCGCCGGTGGGAATGGCGATATTGCCGCCAAAGCTTACCTTGAAGCGGGCCCTGCACTGCCCGCTGGTCATGCCGCGCAAGGTCACAAGGCCGCTTCCCTCACGGTGCACGATACAAGCAGGAGCTTTCACTGCGGTCTCGGTCAGGGGAAGGTTTTCACCCGCCGCCACGATGACGGTGTTGGAGTTACTAAATTCAGCCATTTTATCGGCTCCTTTCATAGAAAAACGCCGGGACTGCTGCCCCGGCGCTCTGGTTTGCAAAATCAGCTCAGGGGCTGAACATTTTGATGTGGGCATTTCCATTTTGGAAACAACCACTCAAAAAGCTGTCGTGATTCGGTTATGCGCAGCTGCCGCAGCCGGTCCCACAGCCATAGTAAATGGCGTTGGGGTTAGGTACCTGATAGGCAGGCACGGGAGCTTTCTGCTGCAGAGTCCCGATGATCTGGTTGGTCTGCGCGTTCATCGCGGTGGTCAGGAACGCGCTCTGGCGATCCTGAGAAGCAGCCCGACGCAGCTCGTTGTTCTCGCTCTGCAGGGTGGCGATCTTATCATTGGTCAGGAAGTCGAGCACCGCGCGGGTGTTGCTGTTCTGATTCTCGATGATGTCCCGGGTGTTGTTGTTCATGGTGTTCTGCGTTGCGCAGAAGCCCTGCTGCATCTGGTTCCGGGTGTCGCACTCCTGAGTGGCCAAATTGTAGTTGACTCCCTGGATCGCGGTCTGGGTCTTGCAGCAGCAGTCTGCCAGCTGTGTAGCCAGAGCATTCTGCCCCTGCATCAGTGCAACGTTGGTGCTGTTGAAGCCCTGCTGCATGGCGTTGGTGACGCCGTTCAGGCCCTGCTGCACGCCGTTGAAACCCTGAAGCATTCCGGTGTTCATGGCATAGAAACCATCACACAGGCCGCTTTCCAGCCCGTTCAGCTTGTTCATAACGCTCTGGTTGTCGAAGCCGCGCTGCAGGTCTGCCTGGGTCACTGCGCTGGTCATATAAGGCGAAGCGCCGCCCATGCCGCCGCCCATGCCGCCGCCCCAGCCAAAGCCGCCCATGCCGCCCCAGCCGAACATGCCGAAGATCAGAAAGAGGACGATCCAGCCCATCCAGTCGCCGCCCCAGCCATTGAGGCCGTTGCTGTAGCCGTTGGCGGGCTGTACCGGCATAGTCAGAACCGTGCTATCAGAAGAAAGAGACATAGTTTTACTCCTTTACGTTAGATTTTGAAATTTATTCTAAATGCGGCCGCATTTCAGAATCCAAACATATTTTTCATGCCGTTGAGCATCGGCGCGATCTGCTGCGCCCGCTGCTGAATGGCGTTGAGCTGCTGCTGTGAGAGCTGGCCGGATGTGAGCATCTGGTTTATCATCTCCTGCGGGTTCTTTCCCTGCATCTGGCCCATAAACTGCTGGAACTGCCCGCCAATGGGGTTCTGGGTCTGTCGGCCCATCGAGTTGTACAAGCTGCTGCCCATCGTTTAGCCCTCCTTTTCCGGCTCTGGTGCTTCTTGCTTCTCCAACGCCGCCAGCTTTGCCGCCAACTCGTCGAACTCCTTGCGGGTGACATACTCCCCGCCTGCGGCTTCGACGCTTTGGGGCCGCTGGTGCGCTCTTTGTAATCGTAAATGCGAAGAGGGAACGGCCTGCCGTCCTGCCCCACTTCTTTGATGTAGAAGGTATCGGAATCGGCATCCAGTAAAAGCACTCGGCTCCCGTTGGCTACCAGATAGCCCCGGGCAGCCGCTTCGCCCTGTACCCAAATAAAGCCGCTGTCAGTCGGTGCGGTCTGCCCCTGCATTGTCGGCATCATGACGGGCTGGGGCTGGTACTGTGCTGCCCTGAGCTGTTCCAACTGCCCTTGCGGCTGTTGCGGGTAAAATACTTGTGGGTATCCGTTATAGATCGGCATGGATCAGTCCTCCTTGTACCAGTAGTAGATCGGGCATTCTGCGCCGCTGTCCCAGCTGTCCCACCACGCGCCGTCGATCACGGCCAGAACGTGGCCGGAGCAACCCAGTACATACACGCCGCACGGATACTCCCGGGCAAAATCTGCCACGGTGTAACAGGTGGTGCAGTCTGCTTCCACCATGCGGCGCTTGTAACCCTGTTTTTGAAGATACGCGCCCCATGTGCGGTTGGCGCTGGGCATATCGCCGAGGGCGTAACCGGTGAGCGCCAGCGCAATATACGCCTGCTCCCAGCTCTGACCGGTGGCCGCAGCTACCGCCCGCACTACGCAGTCCCCGACGCTGCTCCCGCGCGGGTTCGGGTTAAACTTGTGCCACATGGCACCCCCTCCCTTTGTGCCCAGTGTACTTTTTTAAACCGCCGTGAGAGACAACGAACGCACAACGAAGGACAAAAAAGAAAAGCGCCCACACAGCACAGGGGTGTATGGGCGCTCAAACATTTGCACGCAACGCGTATAAAATTTTCAAAAAAGCCTTGACAACTACACGCAATGCGTGTATAATAAAGACAGTGAAAGACCCCGAACAAACACATGGAGGTAACAATTATGAAAAAGCTTACTGCTGACGAGTTTGCAGCCAAGGTTATGGCCACTGGCACCGAAATCGAGTACGGCAACGGCGTTTGGATGATCTACGCGCACCTGACCGATGATGGCGACGTCAAAACCTCTCATCTGGACGCTCGCGACCTGATGGTCACTACCAGCATCGAACTCTCCGATGAAGAGGGTGAGGCACTCATGAACGGCAATCTGGACGACGTTGAGAGACAGGCCGTAGTGGAAGACCTTTACCCGAAGTATCTTGAAGCTCTGGAAGATATGGAGTAAAGAAAAGTCCCCCAGACGGCGCGCGAACACCGACTAGGGGACTTTAGTGAAAGACACCTCACACGGAGGTATCTATACTATACAACAACACATATCAAAAATCCATAGGAGGCCGATTATGTACACAGCTGAACTTTTTTCAATGGCAAACGATCCAAAGGCGGTAAAAGAGGTGTTCTTAAATAACGTCACCCTCAGCATCCCGGAAGATGCCGCCGGGTGCGTAGATCTGGACGCCGAGAAGGCAAGGCTGTCCACCATCTGGGATTTAGCTCATCTTCCAATGCGTGAGCTAGTGGACCGCACTGGCCTGTCGCAGACCGCTTTTGCAAAGCAGGCGGGCGTCCCGCTGCGCACCGTGCAGGACTGGTGCGGAGAAAAGCGTGCGTGCCCCACATACGTCCGATTCCTGTTGGCCGAGCATTATAATCTGCTATAACCTTAACCAGATAAAATCCGTGGGCTGTGGTATAATAAGGGAAGAAAGCCCTTAAAGAAAGGAGAATTATTATGGATGCAAGAATGATTAGTTTTTGGGGTTGCGAAACCAACCCATGCGCAAACCCCGATACGGCAAATAACGGAGGGGGATACTCTCAGCCGTCTGGAGGCATCCTTGTTGCCCTCGAAAACGGGGAGTATCTTACTGTCACCGTGGACGATATGTCTTGCGGCGATTTTGGCAGCAGAATCGGTTGGACTATCGACAGTTCCGACAGTCGTAGATGGGGCGGCTGTTATGGCACCATGGACGATGCCATGGTGGACAATGACTGGACAGAGGAGTCTCTGGACTCAGTGTCTGGCGTGTACGGGATTGATGCCCGTGCAATGTTGTCTGATGCGGTCTTGGCTGTGCATATTGCCGCATAAAGAAACCCCCGATGCTCCAAACGGAACACCGGGGGCTTTGTGCTGCCAAAACAGCAAAGTCTAAAATCAAGAGCGGAACTGCCCACAGGCAATGCCGCTCTCTACAAAGGCCGTAGCCTTTCAAGTCTAAAGGCGTCTCCCGCATGGTACGCACTATAAGTAGGCAGGCGAGAGACTGTATCAACGAAAAAGACCCGCCATGATACGCATCGTCGAGAGGCTTGACGGGTTCAGATATCCACCCTAATGCGCTTCTTTGAGAGGCCGGGTGGATTTGTTGATGTTATTATACCACAATCAATCCGTCACGACAAGAACCAGCGCAGGGCCGTTGACGCTTACCGCTGCGTCCTGATAGGGCTCAACAACGGTCGTTTTCACGCCCTCGCGTTTGCGAAGCTCTGTAATAAGATTTGCGGTCGGAAGATTTTCGATGTTCACGGTGAGCTCCTTTCGTCTAGCTTTTCATCAATAATTTTCAGCCTATTGCCGATTGATGTCCGACAATACGGCACACGCGCTGCAATATCAACTTGGCATAGCTGGTCAACGTACCGCAACCGGGCGATTTTCCGGTCATACCTCCCAAGCGGCGCACGTTTTATCACAGCTTTTATCTGTTCTGCATTAAGCCCTTGCAACGCTGGCGGAAAGACTATGCGAGCCGCCGCCACAGGCAGCACCGAGCCAAAAAGGCTGCGGCAGCTGTCCGGCGTTGCGCACCATTACAGGGACGTTACCGAGATGATATGTTTTCGTGAGGCCACGAAAACGTGCGCATACCATTTTCGTGATGTCACGAAATTGCTCTTGTGCGGCGTACATTTTGTTGGTGTCAACAAAATGCTCGTATGTAGTGCTTGCCATGATATCACTCCTTATTGTGAACAATGAGATAACGAATTGCGGAAATTTTGACGATAACGCTATCGTCCGGGTTGTTTTGTTGCACACCGCTGAGCGCAACGTATTCACCATTTATCCACAAAATATTTCCTTCCAACCGCATGAGCCATTTTCCGCTGCCATCGAAATCAGCGGCATGATTATCCAAGTCGATTTCGAGGTAAAAACCATCGTTCTGTTTTGCAAAGTATTTTTGCAGAACAGAAACGATTTCTTCCAAACTCATGTTTTCAGAATCAGCAATGACTTTGATGTAGTGATAATGAAACATTTTTTGCCTCCTTACTGCGTGATTTCCTCAGCGTTCGCCGCATCCTCAGCGTCCAGCGCATCGTAGTACGCCTGTGCAAGGGCTTCCACCTCTGCGATATCGTCCTCCGTCAGCAGACCGCTGTCCAGATGGGTGTACGCCTTGTCCAACCAATACGCTACATCGCGCCCTGTGGCGATCTCCCGCTTGATGGAGCGTAACGTCAGGTCATGCCGGGCTTTACTTTTGATAGCCATGTGTACCTCCTTAGGTCATGGACGCTACTGCGTCCTCAATGCGTTTGATTGCGATGTTTACGTCCCTCTGATACTCCAGCTTGACCCCCGCACCGTCACTCGCCTGCACCACCGTGTCAGGGCCGTAAGTAGTGAGGGCCTTGTAGGCGGCAATTTCGGCAGGGGTGAGTGGCGTTTCGATGGGGGTGGCGAGTATTGCGTTCTGCTCAGCCAACGTTTTTGTGCTGTCGAAAGCCGCTTTATCAATCCTCTGTACCTTCACCCCTCTCTCCAGGTCCACCTCGTCGCACACCCACTGCTGGCCCGTGCTGTCGGTGTAGTTGCCGCCAGAGGTGACAGGGATGCCGGGTAGGCCGTTGGGAGTGGGCAGGGTGAGGAGCTGTTCACGGTAGGGGGAATAGGCGGTGACGGTTGTGCCGAGTTCGAGCTGAGCTGCAATCGTAAAATCGACGGTTGCCCCTTTAGGGATATTCACTGTAAACTTCAAATAACCGGGGGAATCAGGTCTGTTAAAAGCGCCAGTATCATACGGCTTTGAGCCAGTACAACTCAGTCCCAGCGTCACAAAATCGCTGTACTGTATAATAACACCGTCCAGGATTTTGCCAGCTCTTACAGTTATTGACATTGTTACGTTCGACTTCACAGATAGAGGTATTTCTTGTCTTGCATCATATATATCTGCTACCTCTGTAGCTGTACCGTAAACGTGCACTAACTGAGATGCCACGTTGTAGTCCATCGTAACACCGTTTTTAGCAATTCGCGTGTCCTTCTCATAGGGCTGAATCAGATTCTTCCCCGTCACCTTCACCGTCAAACTCCCGCCGTCACCAGCGCTCACGATAGGCACAGGTGCATCCGGCGTGGGTGTGCCGTCCTGCGTGCTCCGACCGTACACGGTCAGGCCGCACAGGGGCGCAGCGAAGGCGTCGTCAACGCTGAGCGGGTTGCCTGTCTCCGCGCCTACAAGGATGTTCTGCCTCACCTTTACTGCGCTGATAGCGTCACCTGTGGCTTTTGCGTCAGCGGCTTCGCCCTCGTGGGTGAGGGTGGTGTCCAGTGCTGCGGCAGGGCCGGTCTCGCCTTTAGGGCCTTGCGGGCCAACGTCACCTTTTTCACCCTGTGGCCCCTGTGCACCCTGCTGGCCAGTCTCGCCCTGAATGCCCTGCGGGCCCTGCTTGCCCTGAGGGCCTGTTTCGCCCTGTGGGCCAGTGGCACCCGTAGCGCCTGTGGGGCCTTGAGGGCCTTGCTCACCCTGCGGGCCGACCGGGCCGATGGGGCCTTGAGGGCCTTGCTCGCCTTTGAAATCGCCGTTTGCAATGCCGTCCTTAAGTTCCTGCAGACTGTCAGCGGCTTCACTGGCGGCGGTCTGTGCATCATTCTTTGCTTGCTCTGCGGCGGTGGCATCGGTGTGCACGGCATCCACCAGCTGCTGCCATGCAGGCGTGCCCGGTTCCGGCTCTGTGCCATCCTCTGTGCCGGAGTTGGCGCTGACACGATACCGCAGGTCTGCACTAGTGACGGTCTTTGCGCCGTCACTGCCTTCAAAGGTGACGCATCCGCTCCCGGGCTGTGCGGTCACGCTGGCGGGCACGTCCACATAGCCGTCCACCACCAACGAGGATGCCGGGTCTTTACCGCCCGGCACGTGCCAGAAGCAGCGGATAGCCAGCCCTTCCCACTCGCCGGAAGCGGTGACGGCAAGGCGGTACACACCCCGGTTTTTGGTGTAGCCAAAGCGCACCAGCTGCTCATAGCCGGGCAACTTTGCCGTGCCGTTGGATGCGAGAGATACGCTTTGCTCGATCATAAATTACTCCTTGTTGATGGTAGGCTTCTTTTCTGCCAGTGCCTTTTTCATCATGCTGACAGCCTTTTCAATCACACTGTCCAGCACTTCATCCGTGATAAAAGGCTTAAGCCAGTCCGGCAGCGCGCCGCGCAGCGCAGCAAAGACTTGCGCCTTTTTCTTTGCGCCCTGACCGCTGCCCATGACGCTGTCCTCAGCGATGGTCACGAGCTCCAATGCCCACTGCTTGACGTACTGCTTGTAGCCCAGCCGGATGGCACCAACGGCCAGCGCGGCAAAGCCAATGAACATCAGTACCAGTGCGATGGGTGCGGGGATAAAGTTAAACATTGCTTCCATGATTTGTTACTCCTTTCAGCAGGTAGTTGTTAATATCGGATTTGCTTTTTTGCATACCTTCGCGGTTGTTGCCGGACAGCTGCGAATCCAAAAGATTTTGTACGCCAACGAGTACGAGACGCATTTCTTCATCGAGGCCGTCAAATCGCGTCATGTCGCGTCTAAGGGCTGCGGCGTGCTGCGTGGAAACAGTTTCTACCGCAGCCAGTCGTTTTTCAATGGCGTCAATGCGTTTGTTCTGCGCATCGTCAGGAGCTTTTGCCTTTTTGATGTACTTGTGGATGATGTCCAGCACCTTGTCGATGGTAATGGCCGCAGCGCACAGGCTGCCCAAGATGCCCAGCACCCACAGTAAAGCTTCTTTTTCGGTCATTTACCCTCCCGGAGACGGGTCAGACCCTTCTTGCGGATGATACGGGGGTAGTTGAGGGTGGTCACGTTGAGGTCAACGTTGCCGCTGATGCCCGGAACAGCGCCCTTGCTGGTGTGCTGGTGGGCGTTGTAGTTAAACGTCACATTGGGCGTTTTGCCGGTGTAGTCAGCAAGCCATACGTCATAAGGATGCAGAGCCGCACCGCCCACAAAGAGATGCGCCTTTGCAAAGCTGGTGTAGGTGTAAAGTTGGGCGTAAAAGCCCAGCTGCTCCACCTCGTGCAGGGCGTAGGCGGTCAGGTCAGTCAGGCGCTGCTTGTCCAGATTGCCAAGCCGGTTGTCCTCCACGTCCACCGCCACCGGAAGGGTCAGCTCCTTGCCGTAGACCGCCTGCCGCACAAGGGCAAGCTCTGCATCTGCCATCGCTTCGCTGGTGGCGTAGGTGTAGTAGTAGACGCCCACGTCCAGCCCTGCCGCTTTGGCGTTTTTGTAGTTGTCCTCAAATGTCGGGTCGATGTACAGGCCATCTGCCCGCTTGGAGAGCTTTCGGTTGGTGCTCACCGTCTTGAGCATCGCTCCCTTGTAACCTGCCGCTGCCACCTGCGCCCAGTCGATTGCACCCTGATAGCGGCTCACGTCGATGTACCGGTAGGGCGGGCCACCCTCCCAGCCGGTGACGGCCTCCTCAACGGGAGTCTCTCTAGGCGTTTCCGGCGCAGGACTTTCGCTGCCCCCGCCGAAGAGCACCTTCAACAGCCCCACCAGAAATTCCAAAAGTTTTTCCATCGCTTACTCCTCCTGTACGATCTCCTCAAAGCCGCTCTTGATAAGAATTGCCTTGACCTTCTCCTTCAGCAGGCGGGGGCAGCGCTCATACAGAGCCTTTGCCTCTTCCATAGTCTCGGCAGACATGATTTCCTGTGCCCACAACATTGCCATCATACGTACCATCCTTTCGATTTTTTGTGTGATTTTATGCATAAACAATCTCGCTCATTTCAAGCAAGCATTGCTTGAGCATCTCGTTTTCTTTTTTCAGTGTCTTGTTATCTTCCTGCAGTGCCGCCACTGTCTCCGGCAGCTTGTCCTTGGCTTCCTGCTTCTTGCGCGCTTCTTCCCGCGCGGCCAATTCTTCTTCCGTATAGCGGATGTATCTCTGCACCGGCACCTGTTCGGTCCATGCGGCCTGCGCAGGCACGCCCGGCACGTCGATGACCTTCCGCACATCCCTGCCGCCGCCGGGATACTCCGTTACGGTCTCGTAGTGGCTCACTTCCTCCACGCCTTCCACGGCGGGGTGCTCCACTGGCTCGGTGCCGCCCACCAGATACCCAAGCGTCAGGTCAGGGGTCTCAATGGCTGCACCGTTCTCGTCAATGATCTTCATGGTTCAAAACCTCCTTTCTCAGGCCACGCGCCGCCAGATGTGCACATAGTAGGCGGCAGGCTGCACGGTGGCGCTGCGGCCGTAGATGGCATTAGACTTGGATGCATCCAGACTGAACTTATATACATCAGAAAAGGAATTGTATTCGCCCGTAGATGCGATCACGTTGCCGGCAGTGAATGCGCCGGATACCTTATGTTCACCCTTTTTTACATCCGCGACAAAAGAGCCTGTGATGTTCGGCAGTCCGGCCTTTACTGTGGTGCCCGCTGCGTGGCTTCTGCTGGCACCCATCAGCACGCGGTCGGATGCGATCTCTTCCCATGTGCCGCCAAACAGGGCGGCAGGGCTGGTGGGGTCTTCCGAAACCCAAAATTTGATTTTCGCATGGTCTTCTGCCAGAGCGTCCGCAATCAAGGTCTTTACAGCGTCTGCGCTTATCGCGCCTTTCAGCGCGTCACCAACAGCCTTTCCGTCAGCCGGAGCGCCCTCGACGCTTAGCGTCTTATCGGTGCGTACAATAGCCGCAGCCCTGTCCGCTTCAGCTTTGGCAGAAGCGGCAGAGCTTCCCGCGCTCTTTGCGTCTGCGGACGCTGACCGTTCGCTTTGGGCTGCTTCGGCGGCGGAGGTCCGGGCGGCGCTTTCGCTCTCTGCAGCTGCTGCGGCCTTTTTCGTCGCGGTGCTGGCTGCTCCGGTGGCAGTCCGAGCGGCCTGCAAAGCGGCCTGCTGCTGGCCTGTCACTTCCTCGGCGTACTGCTTGACGTACTCCATGCCCTGTGCGATGTCCTCACGGACTTCCACGCCGCGCTCAGCCTTACGGATTCCCGCAATGGCTTCATCAAAAGTTTTATCCATAAAACACCTCCTGTCTCATTAGCCTGACATGTACCCTTTGAGCGATCGACTCAAATCGTAAGCATCGGACGCTTTGCGTGCACTCAAAGCCTGCAGGTCGCTGATGCTGGAAAACTCAGTGCCAAATGTAAACTCCTTTTTATCCGGCGAATCCAACGGCTCAACAAGCTTGGAACACAGCAGCCAGGTATCTACACCATGCGGTGCAGAGAAAATGTGCGTTTGCTTTCCAATTGCAATACGGCTGACATCAATATCAGCGTCTTTCAAATCGACCGCTTTGACTGTCATGCCGTTCAGATAGCGCAGATTTTTGGCAAGTTCTTCCTCTGCCGCATCCAGCAAAGACTGCGGCGTGCTTTCGATGCCTTCAATAAAGATCACTTTTGTGATGATGCCAAAAAGCTTTTGCGCAGCCAGATCGTTTGCGGTTTCTGTAATAGTTTCTCCCCACGAAAAAACAAGCCATGTTATCTTTTTGGCACCTACCGCGATCACCCGCGTGTAGATATCCTCTGCTTTGACGTAGTCGGTCAAATCCAGCAGGTTTGTTCCAAAAGCCACCGTCTGGCTGTTTTTATCGGTGATCGCCTGCAGATAGTCCAGATACCGGCGCGGTTTTCCGTTAGGATCCTCTGCATGGCGCAGCACCAGATATCCGCCGTACTTTTCAACCAGCTCACTCTGCAAGATGTCCCACGTAACGCCGTAGTTTTTTCCATCGCCAAAGCTGTATGTAGGTTCTTTGACATCAAACAAAAAGCGGGGATCCGTCTTGCCGTTGATAGCAAGGCTGTATTTCCCGTTTTGCTCGGTGATCTTAAAGGTCTTGGATTCAGATGCCTGCTCAACGTTATAAATGGAGTACGTGCCAAAATTCTTGTTGCAAGTACCGCAGACGATTTCGGCTTTTTTCACTTCGACCTTTGCAGCGTACGTTTTGCCCTTTACATAGGCTGCAAACAGACGCACGCGGAAATTGTTGCTTCCGATCCGTGAAATAATGCGACCGTTCGCAATGTGCTCTTCATCGATTTCCCAGCTCAGGCAGGAAGCTTTGTTGATCTCTGTTTCCTCATAGAAAATATTCGTCTTTCCATCCACGGGATCTACAATTCCCCAATGGTAAATGTAATCTCCATCATTAGAATCGTAGCTGTAACCCACCTGCACGACTTTGATGCCGTCGATATAGGGCACGATCATGGGAATGTCCATTTGCACATTGCCAGGAGTAAAAGCTTTGTATGCATCTACCATTCCGTTGTGGTTATCGCAGATCCATTCCAAAAATTGCGAAAAGCTCACATTTTTTGCAGCGTATGGCGCAATGCCGCTGTCATTCAGATACGCAAGCTCCCCTTCACAGTAGATTTTCTGACGCATCAAAAAATCCTGCTCATGGCTCATAGGACGGCCCTGCCAGATGGAAACGCCGTCCTGTTCCACCTCTACCGTAGTGCGCAGCTTTTGCAGCGCAGAGTGTGCCACATTGCCCAGCGGCATGGTAAACTCAAAAGAGCCAGCTTTACCCACTTCGCGGGTCAGCGTGGGGCTGATGAGCTTTTTCGTGTCGGTAATGTCGCTGATATCGTGGATACAGACCTTAGTTTTCCATGTGTCTACATCCGTCTGCACACCAGCATAGACTTTATAGCTCATAGGCTTGCCCCCAAATACTTGATGCTGATGCTGCAGTCTGCCGATGCAGCAAAAACGAGGGTGCCCACCACGCCATCTGGCATAGTAAGCCCCTCGATATACTGCCAGTCGGTGGACTTGGCCAGAATGCCCACTTCAAAGCCATTGAGAGACACCGCGATGTTTGCGGCGGTCTCGCTGCGCTGGAAGTAGATGCCGGCCGCACGCGGTGCACCGGTGATGGACACCTCTTTGTCCTCGCCCGCCTTGAGCGGGATATTCGTGTAGTTGCGCACGATGTCCGTTTCAAAGTTGAAGTCATCCCACAGCCAGTCGTTGGTGCCGTCGTAGACGCTGCGCTTGAAGGGGTTGCAGGTGCCGGTGATGGTAAAGGTGCTGGAAAGCCGGTCGCGGGAGGGTGTGACTTTCCAAAGCCCTTCCCAGTACCACGCCGGGTCTTCATCAAAGCGGCACTGCAGCCACTTGCCATGAATGGCGTTGGCGATGGTGCTTTCGATGCTGGGCCACTTGCTTTTTGGCGCGTTGCACAGCAGTTCCATGGTGATGGTGCGCTTTTTATAGTGCACCTTGCCATCGTCCCATGTGGTCAGGTTCAGCAGTGAATCAGATCCGGTGACCTGCACAAGGTATTCTTCCGGTTCTGCCGCGCCGATTTTAGGGCTGCCTACCTTGAGGTACAGCCCCCAATCTGTCAGGGTGTGAAAATTGCCGATTTTTGCTCCCAGAAGCTTTGCCATTACACACCCCTCGCTTTCCGTTCCACTGTCACGCCGATGCGTGCATCTACGTTGGTCGCCATGCGGGTCGACAGCACGCCCACCAGCTCGCCGGAATCCATGACCACCTGACCCTTGCCGATGTCGGGCAGATGCTCGTCCAGCATCCCCTCGATGCGTTCCAGAATGCTGGTCTGCCGGTCAACAATGGACTGCTGGCCGGTGACGCGGTACTGTAGGGCCGCACGGGTGGAGAAGGTGCCCAGGCTGTCATACACGCCGGTTTTGTCAAAGGGACTCTGGTAGTGGCTGACAGGCTTCTGATTATTCTTCTTGTCCATCCACATGGCAAGGCCAATGCCGCCAGCGACAGCGCCCACGCCCAGGATCAGGGCGAGAATGGGATTTGCTGCAACGAAAGACACGATGGTGCCCAGCGCAGACGTGATGCCACCTGCCATGCCGGAAAAGCTCTGCACGATGCTGCCTAGTGCTCCGCCCACGCCGCCGGACTTTGCAAGACCGTCGATGATCTCACCAAAAGCCTTGACCGAGTTGGTCACACCGTCGATATCGGATTTTACCCCGCCGTCAGAAAAAAGCTTCTGGAAGATATCAAATGCCTTACCGATGCCGCCGCTGAAGTAGCCCTCATTGACCGCGGTCAGCGCGTCCGTAAGCCACTTAGAGATCACGTCACGCTGCCCCTGCGATACCTCGCCCCAGATCAGATTGACAAAATCCAGCCCAAGACTTGCCCAGTCGCCGTTTTTGGCATCACTAAAGGCGCTTTTTACCAGCCCGAAAATGCCCTTATCCAGCTGGCCGGAAGTCTCGCTCAGCTGCTGGTCAATGCGGCTTTGGGTACCCTTTACGCTCTTGTCGATCTCGTTGGAGGTCTCCGTCACCTTGTCTTGAATGCCGTCGATGTAGGTGATGATCTTCTCGTAGGTCTCCGCGCCGTTCTCGCCGATGCGCTGTCCGGTCTCTGTGACGGTCTTCTTGATATGCTCGCTGCCGTCCGCGTACTTTTCCACCGCCTGTTGCACCTTTGTGGTGATGCCGTCAACGGTGGTTTCAGAAATGTTGGTAAAGGTGCCAAGCAGCGACTTTGACATGTCGTCATAGGTCTTTGTGGCCTTTGTGACCGTGCCGTTGACTTTGGTCTCGACCTGCTTAAAGGTTGTTGCAACCCCGTTCACCATCTCCTTGCCGGTCGTGGTGGTGATCTCGGTAATGCGGTCTTTGATCTTGCCGGAGCTGTCCTTGACCTTCTCGGTAAGAGTCTGGATGCTGGTGGTCACAGCACCCAACGCATTCTGTGCGGTGGTGGTAGCCGTGCTGGAGATGGACGAAATGACCGTTTCGGTGGTGGACTTGGAGCCGGAGGAGCCGGATCTTCTCCTAGTTGAAGAACCAGACGGGCTGGTTGTAATGGAGCTGCCGCCGCTGCCATTGGCCGCCGCCAGCTCTGCCTGACGCTCCGACCAGCTCTTGTTGCTGATGCCAATGCCATTCAGAGCATTTTGCCGTAAACGGTTTTTGTTGCTCTTCCGGTTATTTGCATCCGCGTACTCTTCGTAGGTATCGAAGTCTGCCGTGGCGGCTTTTCCGAGAAAACGGTTGAGTTTATAGCTCAGCTGATCCAGCCACGTGGTTGCTTTGCTTGCGAAGTCCTTGAGAGCATTTTTTGCCGTGTTGATAGGCTCCGTCAGGCCGGTGATCGCGCCTGCGAGACCAATCCAGCCGTCCGTTTTGTAAGCGTCCTGCGCCTTTACGATCAGATCATTCAGATTGCCGATTACAACGCCGAAGCCGCTGGATAAATCGCCGGTCAGCAATCCGGCCAGCTGACTCACGTTGTCCTTCAGGGTGGAAATGCGACCATTCATGGTCTGGCTCTGGGTGTCCATACTGTTGTAGTAACGCCCGCCCTCTTCGGATGCGGCCTGCAAAGCTTGCGTCAGCAGATCATAACTGATGGTCATTTTCTGCACTTCAGCAGTGGACTTGCCTGTGTAGTCGGCCAGAATGCCGTATACGTCGATGCCGGCATAAGCAAACTGCTTGATGTCGGCCGTTGTAGCCTTGCCGGTGTTGGCGATCTGCTGCAGGTTCTGGGACATGCGGTTCAGCTCGTCGTTGCCGCCGCCGGTCGCAGAGACCGCGTCGCCCAGCGCCATGATGGTATCGCGGGCATAGGAAGCGTTCTCGCCCGCAGAGATCAGGTACTGGTTGGCCTGTGTCAGGCTCGCCACGTCAAAGGGGGTTTTTGCCGCGTCTTCCTGGATCTGGCTCATGACCTGCTGCGCGGCTTCCGCGCTGCCCAGCATATTGGTAAAGCCAGTGGTGTATTTCTCGATTTGGGCGTTGTACTCGATGCCGGAAGAGATGAACCCCTCTGCGGCACTGAGTGCAGCAGAGCCGAGCTTCGAGAAGACGTTCGCCATGACCGTGCCCTGTGTAATGGCGTTGGCCAGAGATTTGCCGGATGCCTTATCCGTGGAGCTGGCAAAGCCGTCCATGCCGTTGTTTGCAGCTTTCAGCGCGGTCGTGGTTGCCCTGAGCTGTGCTTCTGCCTGTGCCAACATGGTCTTGAGGTTTTTGGTCTCAGAGGATGCTTTGCCGGTCTTGCCCACCGATTCGTTGTAACGTCTGGTCAGTTCCACTACGGCCTTTGCGGCCTTGCTGTACTCTCCTGACAGCGAAGAAACGGTTTTTTTCGTTTCGGATTGTACATTCTGGATGCCCTGCCGGTAGGCACTGTCGTCCAGCCCGAGGGTGGCGCTCAATTCAAAAATTTTCAGGTTCCATCACCCCCGTTCAAGCCATTTTTAATGCGTGCTATCACTTCATCAGCGGACGGCTGCGGCGGCTGTGGGCGGTTTTCCACAAGCCCGGCCACCATGTCGTACCACCGCTCTTCCGCGCCTATAAGGTGCGCCAGAGCGTCCGTCATGTACGCCTGATAGCTGAGCGTGATGCGCTCTTGCCGCAAAGTGTTCAGGCAGTGCTGCAAAATGTACGGCCTGCCAAACAGCCGCAGCGCGTCCGGGCTGATGGAAGAAATCAGGCGTCTGTACCCGCCAGCACCAACGGCAGACACCAGAGCAAAAAATCCATCACATCATCGTTGTTCAGCAGTTCTTTCACCGCGCGCATCTTCTTGAACGGGCCGATGTTTTCAACCACCCCGTTTTCATCCACGTCCGGCTCATAGAGCAACGGAAGCAGCTTTGCGGTGGCAGCGGCATTGTCGAACAGCAAGCTTTTTGCCATAGCCTGAATGTTCTTTTTTGCCTGCTCCTTCTTCTTCTGTTCCAGCTCCTCCGGCGTTTCCTCGCCGGTCAGAACCGGCAGAACCTTGCACAGCTCCATGATCTTGGATTTTTCCAAGACCTCCTCTGCCACATCGGCGATCTGCCAGCAGTGGCGCAGAAACTCTTCATCGGACAGCTCTGTCAAAAATTTCATGCGGTGTCCTCCTTATGCTGCGGCCTTGGGGCTGTAGTACCACTCCATAGGCACGGCGTCGTCACCCATCCGGGGGCAGCCGGTCAAGGTGACGGACAGATTGCCCTTGCCCTTGTCGGTGGTCTTGAGGGACAGGCCGCCGGTGGAGAGTGCGTTCATCAGCTTGACGGCCACAAAGCCGCCGTCGATGGTATCGCCCACCCACCAGATGTCCTTGAAGTCTCCGGTGCTGGCGGTGGGATTCAGCGTCATACGGGGCGTGACTTTCTTGTCACTCACATCCGCAGCGCCCAGCGCCAGCTTGATAACGTCCGTTGTGACGTTCAGGGCGGTAAAGGCCAGCGTGCAGTCGTAGTCCTCGATCTGCATCAGCTCTGCGGTGTTTTTCTGGCAGTTGTCCACATCATCGCCAAGGTCGGTGATGTTGGGCTTGCACTCTGCCGTCACGCCGCCGGAGGTGGCGCAGATGATGTCTGCGTCCTGGATCTCGGTCGTGCCGGACGGGTCAAATTTGTTCAGCACGACACCGGCATTGATCTGCATGGACTCGAATGCTTTTGCGCTGATCTTGGTAAACTTTCTTGCCATATTGCTCCTTACTCGCAAAATTGCGTGATTTCAAAATTGAGGTATTCGCACAGATACCCTTCAGGCGGGTTGTCGAGGGGCTGTGCCCATGGGGTGCCTTTTTGCAAAAGAATAGCGCCGCCCTCACAGGAAAGCGTTATGCTGTCCTCGAGGGCTGCGCTGATCGTATCTTCTTTTTGCAGGATGGGGGCTCTGCCGCCCTTGCTTGGGTACCACAGCCGGGCGTGGAAGGATGACGTTTCGTTCCACCCACCGGGGATGGTGGGCTTGTAGGTCAGATAGGGCAGTGAAGCGGCAGGAGGGATGTTATCTTCCAGATAGCCCGGGATTCCAAAGCCGTTAAAAAACGTGTTCAGCGCCCGGTTGATGCTCTCAGACGGTCCCATTACGGCAGCACCGCCTTTTTGCACTTGACGGCCCGCAGCCCCATGCCGGATTCCGGCGGGGCCTTGCCCTCATCTGCCGCGCTGGTGATCTGGAAAGTCTGCCCGTCGCTCACCCGCTTGATGTAGTCCGGGAAAGCCAGCGGAACACCGGTGCCAACAAGCAGCGTGTAGGTGGATGCTGTGTCTGCCTGCTCTGCCACCTGAGCTTCCACGGTGGTATCGTGACGCTCCACGGCCTCAAACTCTGGGCCGTCCTTCCAGCCGGACACAAAGCCGCCCACGCCGTCCGGCTCATAGCTGCGGGTCTGAAAACGGTATTTTTGGGTAAAGCTCTGCATCACGGTGGATGCAGTGAACGGATTGACCATGTCACATCTTCCTCCAATGATTGATCTCGGATTTATAGCGGGTCTTGCCGTCTGCAGGCAGGCCGTCCGCGCCTGTAGCCATCGTGCCGGACCACCCGGCAAAAGACTGGGACACATACACGCCGCCGGACGGCAGTGCCTTGTCGTATGCGTCGATTTTTTCAGCCAGCGCCACAAAATCAGGCGGCACGCGCATGGGCTGCACCGTCCCGGTGAAGGTCTCGGCGGTCAGATCGCCGTCCCCGGCCTTGTGCACGCCGTCATTGAAGATGGATCCGCACACGAGGAAATACTGCCCCGGCACTACCCCGGCGGGCACGGTATCCGGCTCAAAAGCAAACTCCCCGGCAACGGGATCATCTGCCCGGTCAAAAAAATTGTGCGTGTAAACACACAGCTCGGGGACGGTCATAAAGAGTCACCTCTTCTCAGCGCCCGGTGGATTCAGAGGCGGCCACAGCGGGCTCGGTGTTGGACGTGCCGACGGTCACGACTGCGATGCCGTCCAGATACTCTGCCCACAGCTTCATGCCCATGATGGCATAGTTGGTAGTGGTGGCGTTCTTGTAGTTGTACTCGGTATGGTAGCCCAGCAGGTTGGTCTCACCGGAGACGGTGTAGTTTGCGCCCATGGTGGCATAGTCCCGGTCTGCGGGATCCACGTAGTACAGGTCGATGTTCTCCACGGGAATGGCAATCACCTTCTTCTGCTCGATGTAAGCATCGGGCAGGAGGAAGAGGGTGCTGTAGCCGAGGAAGTTCTTGACGTAGTTCAGGCCGAACTCGGTCTGAACGGTGATCTCCTTGTCGCCCAGGTAGTCGTAAAAGTCCATGATGTTGGCAAAGCCCACGACCTCGGTTACATCCAGATTGTCGTTGGCAAAGCGCTTCAGGACTGCGCCCTTTGCGATAGCCAGAGCACGCTGCCAGGTCTTCTGGGTGCCCACCAGCTTGCCGGTCTTGAGGAAGGTGTAAAAGTCGGTCAGAACTTTCTTCTGCAGCTCATTGCGGAACGCAGTATCGGTGCGCTCCACGGCCACAGTTGCGCCGTACTTGGTGACGGCTTCGATAGAAACGGCCTTTGCCCACTTGCCGAGCTCGATGTCGTCATAGGCCACAGGCTCGACCTTGGTCTTGGTCAGAGGGATGTCTTCACCCTCGCCCACGGCGGTGCCGCCCTGCAGGCCACCGTCAACGGTTGCCTTGTAGGAGACCAGCTTGGTGCCGGGTGCCTTGCGGATGGGGCGCATGATGCCCAGAATGGTGCGCAGAGCGTCCCAGTTCTTCTGGAACTGGGTAACAAAATCCACCTCGCGAATAGAGGTAGTGATCTGGGAAGCAGTGGTAAGATTTTCGGGTGCTGCCATGTGTTACTCCTTTGCTGCAAGCCCGAACGCTTCAGGGTTGGCCGCAATGGCCGCCTGCCGTTCGCTTGCGTCTTTGATGTTGATGATCTGCTCTTTGGTCATTTTGGAGCCGGTGTTGGTGGGCGGGGTGTCCACCTTCGCGCCGGTGGTGGTCGTAGTGCCTACGAAGTCGCTCCAATCAGCTTTCAAGCTGTCAGTGTGCTTCTTGGCATCCTTGACCTCACCCTTATCGTCCAGCTCCAGCTTGTCGATATCCTCGCCAGACAGCCGCACGACCCGATCGGCATACTTGTCCAGCACCCCGGCGGACTTGAGCAGCTCCCGGAACTTGGATTCCTTGGCTGCGTGGGTGTCTTTCTGGGTCTGCTGAGCCTTGTAGTCGGTCAGCGCCTTTTCAGCGGCCTGCTTGCCGCCGTTGGCTGCGTCCCGGTCTTTCTCGGCCTGTGTGCGGGCTGTTTTTTCTGCATCCAGCTGGTCCTTGAGTTCGTCTGTCTCCTTGTGCAGGGCGTCCAGAATGGCCTTGGCCTTGTCATCGTTGGAGGTTTCGGTATTCTCCAGAATCGTTCGGATGTCAGCTCTTTTGAGTGCCATGTGATAGTCCTTTCTGCCCTTGCTCGGGCTGCCATGCTTGGCAATAAGGTTTATTTGCCGGACGTGCTGCCGGTGTGGTGCCGCTTGTGGGGCTTGAACCCACGGCCCCCGGATTAAAAGTCCGGTGCTCTGCCAGACTGAGCTAAAACGGCATAAAAAAGCGGCTGACGCTGTGCGCCAACCGCTGAGTATTAAATTTTACGGCTTTGTTTCCACGCTTGGCAAAACGTCCGTGTGAAAATAGAGCTTGTAGTGGTACGGGTCGGTATGGGTGCCGGTGATGTCCTCTACCACATACATGGTGTAATTGTTCAGGTAAACATAATTTTTTCGGTATGTGTTAGGCCCTGTTTTGACGGTGCAGACCAGCTCATTGTTTGAGTTGTTGGAGATGGACATGTAACCCTCGGCTTCCATGATCACCTTGTCTGTACGGGCGTTGTAGACGGTTAGCTTGCGCTCGCTCTCGAAGTAATCCGCCTGCTTGGAGATGTTGGCATTGGCCTTGTCAGCCTCAGAGCAGCCGCACAGAAGCAACACTGCCAAAAGCGTAATTGCTGCAAAAAACTTTTTCATGTTTATTCTCCTTTGCGAAAATCCAAGCATTCTTTGATAACAGCTACCTCTTCTTTGCTGAATATCGGCTTATCCGCGTCAACCGATACTGTTATCTCAACCTTTGCTCTGCCCTCGCCATAAACCAAATTGCAAAGGGCTTGCAAGTTTTTAGTGGCTTCTTTTCCTTCCTCTAAAAGCTTTTTCCTCAGCACTTCTTTTTCTCCGCAGCTCTCGATTGTTAAGAGCTTCTTTTTGGTTTCCTCAATATCTTTTTCTGCCTGTTCTGCAATAGCAAGTCCTCTTTCTTTGAGAAAACAATGCATTGTGAGCAAATCTTCAAGTTTCTCTTTTTCTGTCATGTTATTCTCCCTTCTCCGCTTCTTCCACCGCAATCTCTCGCAGCTCGTCAATGTGTTCTTCCACCGCCGGGCGGAGGAACGGTCGTGGGGCCATGCCCCGGGTAAAGTGCCACTTGCCGTTGAAGTCCTTCCAAACCCACGGCGTTTTGCGTCCGTTGCCGTTTGTGGCGTGAACGCCTGTGCCCAGCTCAACATCAAAATGTTATCGTAAAGGCTTTTTATCCTTTACCTCTTACAGTTTGCTATCCTGTAAGTTCGGCGTACATTATCATCCTTTGTAGGATGTCGGGCACTCTTGGAGGTGTTATTGCTCTCTTATCGCTCAACCTCTACGCTCTACGATGGCTGATGATGATTCAGCTTATCTCGGAATTGCCCATCAATTAAACAGGTCATCTATACTTTCAAAGCCGTTATTGTGGTATCTTTCCAATATCGTCCCATATTCCAACTCAAAAATTTCGCACCATTCTTTAAGTGTTCTTTTTGAGTTGCCAATTTGGATTACAACATTAGATTGCCTATTTCGACTTTGTTCTTCCATTGTGGCCCAACGGCAATTACTCGGTTCATAATTTCCGTTGTTGTCAATTCTGTCTATTGTAAGGTTTTCAGAATATCCATTCTCCATTGCCCATGAATAAAAAGCACTAAAGTTATCTTTCCATTCATCACATATCGTTATGCCACGTCCACCCCATCTATAATAGCTTGGGCTGTGAACATTATAGCAGCGGTCTTTCATTCCACGCCATATATGGTATATACGAGTGCCACTCATTTTGTGACTGTGATGTTTTGTAAGATTGATTTTTTCTTGTGCCTTTTTCATGCAGCCGCATGAACGAATGGCGCCACTTTGCAAGCTGTCAGAGCGAACGACTTTTATGTTCCCACAATCGCACTGACAAACCCAGTATGTTTTCCGGCTATTGGTGTCTTGCAAGCCGATAACCGTCAGCATACCGAACTTTTTTTCGAGTTTGGAACAAGAGGGATTTTCCGATATTGCCCGATTTTCGATATGTGTTACCACATAAAGGTGCATGTATGTTTACACAGAATAAGCTAGGTTGCTGCCGATGGTCACGGTCTTTTTGGCAAGGTCTACGGCATAGGTCAGGCTCTGCTTGAGCGCACCGCCCACATAGCCCTCAATGCCCGTACTGTCTGCCGTGCCTGTGGGCACAAGCAGCTGGGCATAGTCTTGCATCTTCATGCCCCAGATGGTCAGCACCCGCTCTGCCCACGAGTCCAGTGCCTCATGCAGCTGCGGGGTGTTGTCGGTGAATTTGATGTCGTAGTTAAAGTTCATGGCTCACTTTTTCTTCCTTTTCCTCGAAACAAAGCCAATCCATGCGCCGCCCTGTTCAACCGTTACGCCAAACGGCTTTTGTGCCAGCTGCATCAGCTTTGTACGGTCACTCGAAGTCATGCCCTTTAGGTCAAAAGCAACTTTCGGGCCGCTCTTGTCCCAATATGTGGTATGAGACGGAGAAGAACCATCGCCGCTTCGATATTTGTTGAGGTCAACACCAACTTGTTCTTTTACGAAAGATACAACGTCGTTATGCGTTTTCTTGTATCTGGAACTATCCACAACAACGGCGGCTTTCTTCGCCTCTGCTGCCGCGATTTTGCTGTAATCCGTCACCCATTTCCCATTCACAAAAGATTCAAACTCATGTTCATTTGCATTTCCGCCGCCCGCTCTCGCGGAGCTGCGCCCGGCTCTGCCGGATGCTCTACCACCGCCGCTCATCGTGACACCTCTCTCTCACTTCCGCATACTGCGGCTTGATTATTGTTGCGTTAAAGTCCATCCCCGGTAATGGTTTGCCATACCAGAGAACTTGCGTAGGATTTAAGCGCCGCATGGCTTCCTTGCACCCCATTGTAAAAAGGGTTGTAGCTAAACGCTCATTCATAAGCCCGACAGACGAAATGGAGATGATGGAATTGCGCGGCTCGCCGTCAAAGCACCACTCGTAGCTTTCCGGCCATACCCATTCGATGGTGGGAATGACCTTGATACAGTGCATTTGCCAGTACGCTGCCAACCAGTGCCGTTTATAGGCGCTCCAAATCTGCACCGCTTCCGGATGGTCTCGGAACATGGAAAAATCAGGAGAAAGAACAGCACCGAACTGCTGCAAAAGCGGCACATACTTGTCAGGATTGCGCCAAACACGTTCAAACTGGTAATCATCACAATAAAAATGGACGCCTTTGCCCCCCCTATCTTTGGCAGACAGGGCGTAGTTAAAAGGCATCCATTCCAGCTTGTCAATGCGGATGTCCGTTTCCGGCTTGATGATAGGGATATGGAACTTTCCTTCACCCGGAAAAATCATCTTTTCGGTGTTTTCCATCGGCAGAATCACGGTTTATCTCTCCAAGCTTTACTTTTATTCTGGTTCTAGCAGTGTATCGCAAAGGGGGCAGGCTTCCCACAGCCAAGGTGTCCTGTACCCACATACAGGACACTCATACCAGCCGGGTTGAAGCGCATCGCCAGCATCAACATGGTGCCACGCAAGTGGTTTTGGCAGCGGAATGCCGAGTATTTTTGAAACTTTTGAAGCATTCATGGCAGCTGTGATGGAATCCCTAGCCTGCTTCAGAGGGTCATATTCTTCGCGTTTTGAAAAATTGGCTGTACTCATTGCTTTTCCTTCTTTCTCTTTCGTTCTTCTGCCCACCACATCTGTTCTTTCTCTTTGCCGCCCTTGGATTTATACCACTCGGTGTAATCCATGACGGGGGTGGTCTCTTTGGTCACATTGTCCCGCTGCATGGCGTTCTGCCGGGGATACTTGCCCAAGGCAGAGGACAGCACACAGCGGCAGTGGTAAACCATCTCCGGGGCTGCATTGGGGTCGCCGGGCCGCTGAATCTCGTAACCCATGACCTTGAAAGGCTCGTCAAGCTCTGCCGTCTGCTGGTCAAGCAGGCGGTGCATTTCACGGGTGCGGTAGTCGTGGGTGGAGTTCCACCGCTTTTTGACCTCGATGCCCAAAGCCTGAGCATTTCTCATCTGCTGCAAAGCCCCGGCGTTCTGGGCACTGGTAAGTGCTGTGACGGCGTTGTTCATGGCCCAGTGGATCTCCGTATCAGCCATGCCGTTGACGGCCTGCACGGCAATGTCATGGACGCTCTTGCCCTGCACGATGCCCTGCATGACGTAGCGGTTGAACACCCGGGCATCATAGGTGCGGTTGCTATCGCTCTTGATGCGCTTGTTGGGTACCATGCGGGGGTTCTCTTTCAGCAGCAGCTTGACCGCTTCGGTATTGTACAGGGTCAGCCCGAACGTCACGCCTGCGGCCTGTTCCAGCTCGTAGAACGCCCAGTTTGCGCCAAAGGAAAAGATGTTGTATTGCTCGTCCCGGGCCAGCTTGTAGGCCGTCTCTTGGGCTGTGGTGCAGGTCTGGGTGATGCCGTCAAGCTTGGCGTGCATCAAATCGGACTGAAAGACCTGATTTTGCAACCAGATGCGGTAATCATCCTCTGTAATCTCGCCTGCATCCAGCTGTGCCCGTTTGCGCTCGTCCAGCGCTTTGTACTTTGCCAGAAACTCGGTAAGCTGCTCCTGCATCTCCCGGCGGGCAGTGCCGTACACCCGGAGGATGCGGCGGCGCAGGCGGTTCAGCTGGCGGGTAGAGATGCGGTCACGGTCAGTCATAAGCGCATCACAATCTTTGCAACGTTAATGATAAACGAGCTTACTCCACAGCCGAAGAAAAAGCCAAAAACTGCGGCGCAAATATCACGCTTCATCTGTTCCATCTTCGTCCTCCTCGTCCACGGTCTCCCGTGTTGCGCTCTCAGCCATCAGCGCGGCCTTAGCCTGCTCCTTTTGTTCCGGGGTCAGGTTTGGCAGCAGGTCAATGGCCATGTCCTGCCCGATGATCGGTGCCTCAGAAATCACCGTTGCGACTTGCTCAGCTGTGTTGGTGATCTTGCTGCGGTTGAATGCCGGCATAGCGTTGTCAAAGCCAGCCAGTGCGCAGATCTGCCGGATGAATGGCTTGACCTGCGCCTCAAAGTCGTCTGCGTTCTGGTTCAGCGGCTCATAGGCTGCATCCAGATGGTCGTTGGTGCTGTCCGCGCTGACACAATGCACATCCAGACCGCCGAAGTCCTCATACACCCGGGTGTGGAGCAGCTCCAACAGAGCCTGCCGGGCCGTCACGGGGATCTCGTTGGTGTAGGGGGTGATCTTGCCGCCCTCGCTGGTGTCTGCGCCTGCAATGTGGTACAGATTCAGCTTGACAAGGAACTCCTGCAGTTCGTCATCGGTCATGCCGTTGAAGTTCTCGCACAGCCAGTAGATCTGTGAAAAGTCCTGCAGGTCGTTGCAGAAGCCGGACATCACCAGATCGGTGTTGTCAATGTAGGCTTTCAGCCCCACAAGGGTGCTCTGGTGCAGGTCGGAGCCCCACAGCGGCACAATGGGAAGAGCGCTGTAGTTTTCGCCCTCCACGCTTTCCAGCCCGCCGCCGGGTGTGGTGACGGTCACGCTCTTGTATGCCTGCTTCGGCGTTGTCTCTTGCATCACATTGCCGATTTTGCTTTCCGTGTACTCGGTAAAGCCGTCCAGCTCGTACAGGATATAGTGCATATCTGTGTCTGGGTTCAGCCGCCAGAAGCGCACACCCGCCTGCAAAAGGCCTGTCTTTTCATCGTACAGGGGCGCGAACTCAGTCAGCTTGAAAACCACCAGATGGTCGTTGTTCCAAAAGCCGAAGCTCTCGCCGTGGATCAGGGCGAAATATCCGGCCTTCTGGATCTGCTCATCAAAGTTCTGCCCCAGCCTGTCCTTGTCCACGCCATCGTTTGCAAAGACCACGCCGTTGCCGAGGGAGTAGGTTGCCCGCTGCTTGTTGAGCCGCCGGAAAAGATTGCTCTTGACCATATCGGGGTGTGGGGTGTCCTGCTTGGTGTTTTTGGATAGGCGCTTCAGCATCAAAGCGTAAGCCTGCGCAAAGCGTTCAGCCCCCGGGTTTTTCTGTGCGTCGTACAGGTCGGCATCCAGCGCCATCTTGTAGGGGCCGGAAGTGCAGTGCTGCTGCACGAACCGCCGGATGAAATCAGGCTGTTCCCCGGCGGCTTGCGCCTGCTGAAAAGTCTGGAATGTGTATACAGTGCTCAAAATCAATTCCTCAGTTTTACAAGGCGCTTCGTGCGCACAAAATAGCGGATAGCGTCCATGCAGTGGTCGTTGACCTTCAGCACGGTGTCGTCTTTATCTGGATCCCAAGCGTACACGCCGAACTCTTCCAGCGTGTGCTTGCAGTCTTTGTAGATCTTCAGCCGCCCGGTCTGCAGCATGGTCTGCACGTCCAGAATGCCGCTCAGGACGTCGTTGTTTGCGGGCGTCTGGGTAAAGCCGTTCTTGCGTAGCTCTGTAATCAAGGGCAGGGCAGAGGGGTCCACAATGATCCTCTCCGGCTTGAGGCCATCCAGCCACGCCTTGAGGTCTGTAACGTACTCGCCCACGGTCTTTTGCCGCTTCTGCTCTCGCCCGCTGTAGTAATACTCCCGGGTGACGATCCAGCAGTCTGCATCTGCCTGTTTTTGGAGCAGCAGGAACACCGTTGCGTTCTGGGTGCCAAAGTCGCACGCCACATAGACGCTCTTTGGTGATAGCTCCGGCAGCACATCAACGACGTGCTTCTTGCGGTCAAACATATCGTAGACAAGGCCCTCGGCCACCGTCCACAGGCCCAGAATGTAGCGCTGATAGAAAACGCCGCTGTACTGGCTGCGGTATCTGGCCTTGATGTCCTCGGAAAGTGACAGGTTGTCGTCCATCGTGAAATGAAGATACATCATCTTGCGGGAACGGCATTTCCGCACCCACTCGAGATAAAACCAGTGCTGCGGGCTTCCCGGGTTGCAGTTGAACCAGAACTTTGACCCGGTGACAGAGCAACGGGCTGTGGCCTGATTGACGAAGCTCTGGGGCATCAGGGCCACCTCGTCAAAGAATGCCCCGGCAAGGGTGATGCCCTGGATCAGGTCCTGGCTGCTCTCGTCCTTGCCGCCGAAAAAGTAAAATTCGTTGGTTTTGCCGCCCTTGCTGACGGTCATGCAGTTTTCGGCCCGGTGCTCCTTGACGTTGTAGCCACGGGCTGCAAGCTGCTGCTTGAGTGTGCCCAGCACGTTGCGCCGGAAGCTGGCGATGGTCTTGCCACACATGGCAAACTGCTGGCCGCTGTAGCAGGTCATAGCCCACTGGACGAACGAAAAGCTCATGGCAAAGGTCTTGCCCGAGCGGATAGCGCCATCGGCAATGATGCCGTTGTAGCTGCTGTATGCGCTCTGCGGTGTCCACCAACTCAAGACCTGCTTTTGCCGTTGGCTGAGGGCTTTCCAGCGAAAACCGTTACTTTTCCGCATGGTTGTCCTCTTCCTCCGGAAGCATCTCCACGTCGTCCGGCGGGCTGAGGTCCGCGGCAGCATTCAATGCCTTTATCAAACCATCATCGTGACGCTCTTCCTGCTCCGCTTCTTTCGGCTTATCGTTCCAACCAAAATTAACTTGCAGGCTGAATCTTGCGCCGCCGTTTCCATCGCGATCATAGAGCCGTTCTTCGGCGTATCTCTCGCATCGAAGCTTCGCGCGCGTTATCGTGTCAGAAAACTCAGCCTTTCCTTGATAGTCGATTAAAGATTGCCGAGACTTAAACCCCAATGCCAAAGCTAGACCGGTGACCGTTTCTGGACGTTCGTCGATTTTTATCACGTTTCCGTATTTGTCCAGAACAGGCTTTCCGGTTTCGTCTTCTAGGACGCTCCCTTCGCAGCTTTTGAAGAACTCTTCGATTTTTTTCTCAAGTTCTTCTTTGCTCTCAAAGACGGGCGGTCTGCCTATCCTTTTGTTTTTGCTGTAGGCCACCGCCACCACCTCTCTAAACTCATGCAAAAGAAAAACCGCCCGGAAATCCGAACGGTCAAAATATCGAATGTGCCGCCAGCTGGATTTGAACCAGCACCCACGGAATGGATGTGCGCAGTGGTTGGCTGTGCAGTGACGTTCCCGTGGTGTCACCAACGTTGTCCCGCCTTAAATGGGCGGCGCTCTGCCTATTGAGCTATGACGGCATATAAGCAGCGCCCGTGCATTCAGTGCGTTGGACATGCGTCAAACGGTGGGCGCTGCTGCATCCGGAACTTTCGCGGCCGGATGCCCCGCTATTGCGCGGCCCGCTCTAGGGCACGCAAGCACTCCCGGCAGGACTCGAACCTGCAACATTCGGTTTTGGAGACCGCTGCTCTACCGCTTGAGCTACCGGAGTATAAAAGCCGCCCTTGGAATCGAACCAGCCGTGTCTACACACACGCGCCGCGCTCCAAACTGCGCTCAGGCGGTCATATAAAAACAGCTCCGGTTCGCCGCCGGGGCTGTTGGTTGGCGCACATCCTGTCAGGAAAGCTACACCTTGGCAAGGATTCTAAGGCCTTTTCTTGGCACGGGAGGTTGCACGTGCGGCCTTGCGGGTTGTCTAGTCCATGCGCCATATGGTGCGATACGGCGGAATCGAACCGCCTCCTGTCTCTCATGAGCGGCAGGCTGCCTTTGTGTCAGTGTATCGCATAGAAGCAGCGCGAAACGTGAAGAGAGCAAAGCCCAGTACCTGCAAGCAGAAAAGGAGGAAAATGCCAAGAAGGGACACGTTTCGGAGGCTGCGTGGCAAGCGTCTCACCGCTTTCGGCGGTTCCGCTTATACCAATTTTACCACATCTCACATGTAACAACAATAACGACAACATGTAAGAAAATTACATAAATTGGTGCCAAATCTGCGCAAGCTGCTTGCATCCATCCCGCACATACAAAGAAACGCGGTTTTCGTTTGGCAGACCAAGACTGCGGGCCACAACGATCTGCTTTTGGTTCTGGACGTAGTAGCCATACAAGCATGCCTGCATCATGTCACTGCTTTTGGTGCCTGCAATGTACTTGATTCGGCGCTTTGCTTCCATCCGCAAAACTTCGAGCTCGGATTGCAGCTCTTTCATCTTGCGTTCATTTTCGTCTGTTTCTTCGGCGCAAAATGCGATTTTGTCTCCGTGCCCGGATCCTCCGGGCATTCCGGTCATGCTGGCAGTGCACTTCGTGGCCTTGTCATGCGCCTGCCGGATGTCCAGCTGGATGCGGTCAATTCGGTCGTCCATAGCCCGAAGCTGCTTAAACCACGACTTGACGGTGTGGTAGTCCACGCCGCCGTCCGGCTTCTGCGTGTCAGTGTCATGCGTCCATGTGCGAGTCATTTGTACACCTCCTGAAAAAGAAACATGTTGACCGCCTGTCCACAGCAACGGCAGTATGCAACCGACTCGTTGTCTTTGACGTATTGATTCAGCGCATCGCATTTTGGACAGCACCACCATCCAGAAGGCGCAGTATCCGTTTTTGGCCATTGAACGCGCTGCTTATCAAGACACGCTTCAATGTCTTTTCTGTTTTCAGCCAAATAGGCAACATCGGCCGGATTGATTTGAAATCTGAGACAGATTTGCTTAAACTTTCCGTCCCAGATGTCGATGCACAGCTCAGTCATCGCGCCCAAAATAAAGATCACGATGCAAAAACCACCAACGTAGCAAAATGTTGAACCTATAACTAGAAAAACTTGATTCATGCGGCTTCATTCCTCCATTTCTTCAATCTCAATTTCCACCCTTGGGTTCTTCCGGTCAAGCTCCACCCGGCTGCCATCGTGGGCGGCAACGATCTTGCTGTTGTCGTCCTCCAGAACGCGGGCTTTCACCAGAATGTCTGTGGTCGCCTCGATGAGGTTCGCCAGATCGACCCGGCGGGCGGTCTTCATGTAGTACACGCACCTCACGTTCACGCGGGCAGAGATGGGGCTGTGCGGCCTTTTGATTTGCCGCAGGCAGTCCGTCTCATAATCCACGTAAGCCTTGCTGGGGGCCACAAATCGCCCGCCTGAGCGGCTTTTGAGGATGCGGGCGGAGTTTTTCTTTGTGCGCGGGTCGCCGTAGAGGGTCAGTTTCATCTGCTCACCCCCATTGTTCGGACATGGCCTTTGCAACGCCCGGAAATGTTTTTGCCCGGTTCTTTGCGCGGTCAGTGGTAAACATGCCCTTGTGCTGCTCACCATGCTTGTGCGAATAGGAGCCAGACGGGCACCATGTGGCGGTAGGCTCTACAATGTTTGTCGGATGCAACGGCGGCACGCCGCGCTCCCACAGTAGCGTTTTCTTGCTGTAGGGATGCCCATATTCATAGGGATGTATTGCCTGCGTAGGCTTTGGGTAATCAAAAATCTTGCTGGGGGTAGGATTCTCAATCACCACTTTTTCGCAATCTACCGCCCACACGGCAAGAAAAAGCGCCTTGCCGCACAATCCCTCATAATACCGGGAAAGATTAAGCTTGCCGCCCTTGTACAGGTGCCGTGCTCCTGCGTTGCTTGTCTTGGTGCATGGAACAAATGCAATAATCATATCCCAGCGGGGCACATCATGCGTTACGCCGTCCATGGTCACGACCTGCCCCCCCTCGATTGCCTTTAGGCAGTCACCGAGAATATGCCACTCAGGATGCCCGCCAGACGGCTCCTGTACATCGCACGAGTAGGCTTCTTGGCCTTTTGCCCGAAACGCCTTGCACACCTCCTGCGATTCCTCACAGGCAATCAGCACTTTCACCGTTTTCTTCCTCCCATCCAAAATTCCTGATTGAATGCGTTCTTGCTGATGCACTCCGCCGCATTCTTGGTTTTCGTGTATGCACGTTGCTCCTTCAGCTGGCGCTTGTACTCGGCGTACCGTGGACAGCTGTCGTGGCAGATCGGGTGCCGGTCGGGGCAGTCTTTACATGTCGGGTTGGTCATGTTCGGCTTCCTCCTCGTTAAATCAAAGGCGTGTTCCACATCCGGGACAAAATTTGTCAAGGTAATAATCATCGTTGCATTCATACCCGCAAACGGGGCAAATTGTCGCACATGCTTTTTCACGCCAGTAAAGCTTTTTGGGGTGTTCGCCCGGCCGTTTAGGCATGGGCATCCAGACCGGGAGGTTTTCCGGGAAAGCTGCCACCATGTTCCACGGCCAATTTGTTATGAAGCCGTCGCTGGGGTTGTTGTTGATGCTCAGGACGTCGCCGTCTTCATTTGCATCAGCCTCAGTCGGTGGCTCTTCTGCGGTCTTGCGCCAGCGCTGGACATCTGGGACGACTGCCGGTTCATCTTCCAGCACATCCATCGCGTCCATAATCTGACACGCTCGGCATCTTACGCCGTTGTAATTTTCGCAGCCACAGCAATATGCCGCTTTGATGTTTGCGATGGCTTTTTCGCGGTCGATAAATTCGCTCATTTTTCAATCTCCTTCCTTGTCGGTTCACTCGCCCGCAGCCTTGCCGCTTCACGGGGGGCGGTGGTGATATCGGCCTGCGCCTGCTTCAAAAATTCAGCACGGCGGTATGTAAGGTCCGGCATTTCAGCCAGCTCTGAAAGCCCTCCAACGCTTCCGGCATAGGATTTTGCCGCTGGGGGGAGTTGGTCATACAGGGCTTGCAACTCTTTCTGCCCGTCACTACGCAGCAGCCCGCCCTTTTCGTCAATGCCGATCACCATCGGGAACTTTCGCCAGCTCAAAAATGTCTGTGCCTTGCGTGCCGCTACAGCCAGAGCTTCCCATTCAGCGGACGGGTCAAGACACTGGGAAAGCTGCTTGAAGATGTCGGCCACCGTGACCGGATAAACGCATACCCGGTTTGCCGCCAGAAAAGCCCGCTTGACAGTATCGCCGTCATAGTCGCCAAACTGGTACGTCCACACATCGATGGTGGTCTGCATCTCCTCATCGGTCAGTGGCTTAGATCCCAGCTTGTACAGCACAAAATTCATGCGAATCAGTTTTGCCACGTCTTCCCGTGTCATGTCTCAAACCCTCTTTCTCTGTCCATCTTTGCCAGCACCCGGGCAAGCTGGTCGTCTACGGTCTCGGTTGGCTGCTTTCCTCGCGGTCTGGCTTGTCGGCTTTGTTCGTTGGCTTCCACGTCTCCCGGCGTACGCAGGCCGTCCCGTTTCCAGCCGGACAATATGCCGTTGATGTAGTTCCATGAGCGCTTCCCGGCTTCTGTGGCCTTGTCAATCGCCAGCAGGATCATCTCTGTGCTGTACTCCTGCCTCCACTTCTGCAGCTTGTCCAGCGCAGAGCGCGGGAAGTCCCCAACGGCCTGCTGATAATGCTGGACGATCTTGGAAAGTTCTACGTCAACGGCGGCGGGTGCGGCGCTATTATATACACCACCGTTAGGTGATATACCATTACCATTTACATTACCATTACCATTTACATTACCATTACCATTTACATTACCATTTACATTACCATTACCATTTACATTTACAGCCGGATTTGCCGCGTTTTGCTGTTTTTGCTCGTCAAAGTCGGCATTTGCCGGATTTGCCGCGTTTTGCTGACGCTTGCCGTTTGTAACTTCTGCGCCTTTACGCCCTGCGGCAGCTCTCTTTTCTCGTTTTTCGTTCCATTTTTTAGAATTTGATTCCACCGCCTCGGACATAAAATCCCACGCCATTTCGAGCTTCTGGTCGTCCTCAAAATTCGGCGGATCGGGGAAATCAAGCAGCGCGTCAAAAATCCTGCCTTTTTGCTCCAGAGACAATTTCCGCAACGGCTTTTTCCATGATTTGTAAATGACTATGCTTTTCTGCTCTTCCTCTTTCAACTGCTTTCACCTCCTTTGCACGCCCGTATAGCCAGATAGCACAGCTTGCGAGATCAGAACGGAAGGTCTTCGGCATCATCGTTGATGGGGTCATACTCAGCAGAAGGGGCCGCTTCCGGAGCGTCAGTGCTGTGCGGCGCGTAGTCTGCAAGGCTTTCGCCGGGGTACATCTGCGCACCCTGCAGATCTGCCGGGTTTGCTGCCGGTTCTGCAGGTTCCGGCGGAGGTCCGGGCTGTGCCATCAGGTCGATCATCTGCTGCAGCCAGCGGAACGTCACCAGCCCGCCGGGCTGAACATCATCCGCGTCCACGTCGTAATAGATCTTGCCGTTATACTCCCGCTCTTTCAGCTTTTGAGCAAAAACTGTGACCTGATCGCCTTTCTGCAGCATGCCGTCCCACTGGTCAATGCCGTGCCAGAGGTTAACACCCACAAAGAAGCTCTGCCATTTTCCGGTTTCATCCTGTGTGCGGCTGGCTTTCAGGTCAAACTTCAGCACCCGCTTCTGCCCGGCATCTCGAAGTACCGGGTCTTTGGCGATCTCACCGTGCAGCATGATGCCGTTCTTGGTCTGGACGATCATGCATCATCACCGCCAAACGGATCATCGGCGTTTTCCTCTGCAGAGGGTGCATCCGGGGCAGGGATCAGGGTGCCTGCTGTCTTGCGGTGGCGGTGGGAGCCTGCGTAAGGATCCAGCACCGGCAGTTCTTCAGGCGGCACCTCACGAGCGGCGCCTTCAGCGTCCACACGCACCTCGCTCTCATCGTACAGAGCGCCGAAAGTAGAAGGAAATGCTTCACGCAGGGCGTGCACCAAAGCCACCTTGCGGATCATGGTAGCCTTTTTGCCGTTCCAAAGAGACTTTCCGGTGTCGTATTCACTGAGCTTGACTTCCTCGTAGCTGGCGCGGGTGCGGTCCTTACGGTAGACCTTCGCCCAGCCGCCGAGAAGGGTCTCGCCGCCGTTCCCATCATAGACGATGGAACCCTCACGGTTCAGCAGCTGGCCATCTGCGGTCAGGACGATCACGCCAGCTTCAAAACCATCGTAGGCCGGGTTGCGCTCGGCCATCTGCAGATAACAGTTCTTGCCCAGCACGATGGTGCTGGCGGTGTCGTCATTTTTGTTATCGTAGTGGATCAGGTAGGCTTCTTTGGTGAAGGGGTTCAGGTGGTACTGCTTGCAGGTCTCCAGAAAGATTTTGCATTCAGCATCGGTGGCCTTGGGACAGATGAAGTTGCGCACGTCTCCAAAACTCACAGTGAAGTGCTGTCCGTCAGCACCAGTGATCTCCACCGGCACGGACGGGGATGCAGCCTGCATAGCAGTGCTGCCTGCACGGTTGGCATTCTGAACAGAACGGTTTGCCAGAGACTGTGCGTTGGAAACGGACGAAGTAGGCGCGGGTGCGCCGGGACGAGTAAGTGCCATAAGTAACTACCTCCAAAATTATTTGATCGAACCATAGCGGAAGCCGCGCTCTGCGGCTCCCTGCTTGAACCATGCGATGTCCTCGCGGGTGAACTCTACCCAGAAACGATACTGCTTGCGGGCAGGGGCTTCCGGCTGTGCAGGCTCTGCAAATTTCTGAAGCATGCTGAAGTCCAACCTGCCGTCCGGCGTGATGGCAGCATTGGCCTGCGCCGTTTGAGCCGCTTCTGTGGCGATCTGGCGTTCTTCATCGGTCGGAGGGATAACGACCGGAGCGGTGGCCTGCGCCCGCTCTGCGGCCATTCTCTCGGCCTCTGCGCGGCGCTGTGCGTCCCGGGCATTCTGGCGGCGGCTGTGCTCCACGAGGGCGGCATTCAGATTCAGTTCACGCAGATACTCCGTGGTGCAAGCCTCTGTGTCCACGCCGCAGGTCTCCCGGATCAGACGCAACTCTTCCCGCCGGGTCTCCACGCTCTTGTGCAGCTCCCGGCTGGCCTTTGCCAGATCATAGGTCTTGTTCAGCCACTGGGGCACAAGCAGGCGGTCAAAGGGGATAAGCTCCCGCAGCTCGCCGATGCAGTCTGCATAGACAGCCCGCAGCGCGTCCTGCTTGTCCTGCCGTTCGGCTTCCTCCACAGCCTTGACCTGCTGGTCAATGGCACCGGAGACGGCCTTACACTGACCCTGCATCTGCTTGGCACTCTGCAAGAACTCTTCCAACGGCTTCATGTAAAAGGCCTTTGCGCTGCGGGCGGCATCGCTGAGCTGCTTGTCCAGCTTGTTCACGGCGGCGCGGTCGGCCTTGGCATCCTTGATGGTTTCCGGGGTGTAGACGCGGCCGGTGTAGGCGGCCAGCATCTCGGTCAGATTCTGCTGCACCTCGGCTTCGTTCCACCGGATCGCGGGCAGCTCCGGGTGCTCCACCCGGACGGTCAGTTCTTCTTGCATAAATATTCACCTCGCATACACAACGTTCATATCAGCGTCAAACACCCTGTGCAGCCGTTCGGGCTTTCTCTTTGCCAGTTCATCAACAATCGCAATTGCATCCGAAGTAACCGGAAATTGCTGCTGCGAAACAAGCGCTGGCGGTTCTTGCCCCACATCGTAAATCCTCAAAAGTGCCACTTGTAAAACCTCCTGTTTTGTGCTATTTTTGTGGTGATGGGCGGCGAAACTCATCACTCTTTGGGCTTGTCCGTGTTGGCGCACGGGCAGGCTCTTCTTTTTTTGCGTCATACACGGTGTACCACATGACATGGTGGACAGCGTCAGGCATACGTGATCTCCCCGGACTCCTCTTGCAGCATCTCCCGCACGTTGTCCATTTCTTCGGCGCACATCTCCCAGACATTTGCCCTTGCGGAGTATCCGGCCCGGACAACAATGTCGTCTGAGGCTTCGGCTTCTCGCCTGCAGCGCTCTGCAAGCCGCGTGTAGGATTTGACTTTGTCCTCAACATACTCTTTGGCCGTCATCATGCCCCACGCTCCTGATTCTCCGGATACTCCGGGTTACGGGCGTGGGTGCGGTTGATCTTGCCATACTTGCGCCGCTTTGCGGCTCTCTCCCTGTCCTCTGCTGCAAAGCCCAGACGAGCCAGCAGAACAGCTGCCAGAATCAGCACCAGCGACACTGCAAACAGTGTGCCGGAGATGTATCCGGTGGTCTGCGCAGTGCCCTCTGCGCCCATAGCTGCGCCCATTCCAACGCCGCCAAAAATGACGGCCATCCAGTAGTAAGTAGTGGATTTGAGCTTCATTCTTTCGGGTCCTCCTTTGTGTAGATCTTCTCAAGTTTGTAGAAATCCTTCATCCACGCCATAAATCCGGCGCGTGAGATCAGCGGGGCGGCGCTTTTGGTGTCAATAGACGGAACCGCCCATGCCGGGAAGCTGCCGGCCTGAATCATACCGGTAAAGATCGGCTCGCTCACCGAAATGTTATTGTCCCGCATGATCTGGCAGCACTCTGCGATCCCGATGCTTGGCCGCATTATCGTCCACCTCCTTTTTTGCTCTCAGCTGCTGCTTCAGCCGGATGTGCTCCAACCGCTCCGGTTGCCTTGCATCCCAGCGCTGTTCAAGCCAGCGCTTGTTGCAGTGCTTCTTCAAGGCTTGACCTCCACAAACTCACCATTTTTGAGGGTATAGTAAACGTTTTCTTTGATGGCAGAACCATCCACGCGGGCCATTTTGGCACAGATCATGTGGCCATCATTATCGTACTCGGTCAGCACCAGATAGCAGCCCAGTGCGCCGCACGCCTTGCCGCAAGCACCGTTTACAACGGCAATATTGTCTTTTCCATCTACTTTTGCTCTGCAATGAGCCCCGGTGGCTGCCGCCGTGCTGAAATCGCCGCTGGAA